AAAACCCGGAATAGGTAAAGACTGGTACGACAAATATACCAGCGATATATACCCATCCGACTTTCTAATATACAAAGGTAAAACCATACGAACCCCAAGATACTACGACAACTTACACGAGGAAAACGGCAATGACATAACAGAAATCAAACTCAAAAGAAAAAACAGAGCAATAAAATTTAGCTCTGACAACACACCCGAACGCCTAGCCATTCGGGAGAAAGTTAAACTACTCAATTACAAACAACTCACTAGGAGTTACGAATCATGATACACAACATCTATGCAGTATACGACAGCAAGGCAGAAACCTACACACCACCATACTTCCAACATAAAGAAGCAATGGCACTACGAACCTTCTCCGACTGCGCAAACGACATCGGACACACGTTCGGAAAACATCCAGAGGACTACACCCTATTCGATCTCGGACAATACGATGATCAAACTGGATCAATAACACAAGATAAGATATCCTCCATTGCAAACGGCAAACAACTACAGGAAAACTAATATGAAAACTGTCTCTCAGTCCCACTTCGCTCGCGCACCATCAGCAAACATTCAACGCTCATCATTCGACAGATCAAACGGACTAAAAACCACCTTCTCAGCATCTCAGCTAGTACCAATATTCTGCGACGAAGCATTACCGGGAGACAGTTTCAACCTAAAAGGCAGCTTCTTCGCTCGCCTTAACACACCCATACACCCAATTCTCGACAATCTCTATTTTGAGACCTTCTTCTTCGAAGTACCCTATCGACAAATATTCGATAACTGGGCCAAAATGAATGGAGAACAAGACAACCCGGGCGACAGCACCGACTACCTAATACCAATATCAGTATCACCAGCAGGTGGATACGAAGTGGAATCCTTACAAGACTATATGGGAATTCCACCACTAATCGATAATATCGAACACAGCGCACTATTTACACGCGCATACAACCACATATTTAATACGTGGTTCAAAGACCAAAACCTAATAGATAACGTAGTAGTCGATAAAGACGATGGCCCGGATGATCCGGCAGACTACGTAATACTCAACCGTGGCAAAAGACACGACTACTTCACGTCATCATTACCCTGGCCACAAAAATCAGACTCCGGCTCGGTATCAATCCCCCTGGGCACATCAGCACCAGTAATCGGAATGGGAATACAAGACGAGGACTTCGACCCACTATTGCGAGAAATCAGACAATCAGACGGTGAATTACACGAGAACGAAAACTGGTTCGTAGTAGACACCGCTGCAGGCGCAAACCAAGCAAATCTATTCATAGAAGAAAACCCCGATCTACCCGGCTTCCCACATATCCGAGCCGACCTAACAGATGCAACAGCAGCAACAATCAACCAATTAAGACAGTCCATAGCCGTCCAGCGCCTATTTGAAAAAGACGCGCGTGGGGGCACAAGACTAATTGAAGTCGTTTATAATCATTTCAAAGTCAGATCACCTGACCTAAGACTTCAACGCCCCGGCTACCTAGGCGGCGGCAGGACACCAGTAAACATAACACCAGTAGCAAACACAGCTGGCGACCCACAAGGACAAGAAACACAATTCGTGGGCGACCTTCATGGCTACGGAACAATACAAGCCACTAACCACGGCTTTACCAAATCATTTACAGAACACACCATAATAATCGGACTCTGCAATGTCAGAGCCGACATAACATACCAGCAGGGCCTAAACCGTATGTGGTCACGCCAAACCCGCTTTGACCACTACTGGCCCGAATTAGCAACCATAGGTGAGCAGGAAGTGCTCACCAAAGAAATCTGGGCCACCGGAACACCAACAGACGACGAAGTCTGGTCGTACCAAGAACGCTTCGCAGAATACCGCTATAAACCTTCCATGATCACAGGAAAAATGCGTTCATCCGACCCGCAATCACTAGACGTGTGGCACTTATCTCAAGATTTCCAAACACAACCAAATTTAAACGAAGAATTCATAACCGAAGACGTACCGCTTGAGCGTGTCGTCGCAGTACAAGACGAACCCATGTTTAAATTAGACTGTTACTTCAATCTACGCTGCGCTAGACCTATGCCAATGTTTGGCATCCCCGGGCTAGACAAACTATGATCCATAATCATAAATCCAGAAACATTTGCTATATATGGCCGGCAGTAATTGCCGGCGCTTTTAGCGCTTATCAAGCCAGCAGAGCAAACAAATTTTCTGAAAGAATGTCCAGCACAGCACACCAGCGCGAGGTAAAAGACCTTCGCGCAGCTGGACTAAACCCAATACTATCGGCAGGAGGAAAAGGGGCTTCTTCCCCTATCGGGCAACAGGCCGCAACCCCTGACGTATCAAGCGCAACTACAGCAGCAGCGTCAAAAGCAAACTTACAAGCTCAAACTGCAAAAACAATCTCAGAAACAAATCCAGTAGAATACTGGAAAGGTATAGCCCGTTCTCTGGGCTTACCACTAGACTCCTTCGTGGAAAAATACGGAATAGACTTAACAAAATTCCAAGATCAACAAGGCGGAACAACTGCAGCCGACCCGGGTCACCTACTTAGTACGGTACACAGAAACGCCAGTGAAGCCGCCCGTTATAGAAAACGCTACGGATTCACTAAAAAATTCGGAAAATACAATGCACCAAAAAGAAAAAGACCCGGACATGGATCACACCGTAAAAAATCACGTACGAAAACAAACCCATATATATGGGACATTCAAAAAGAACACGAACCACAATACTGGAGTGAATCACCATGAGCACCACGAAGCAAAAGCGTAAATACCCAAGGGTATTCGCTAAAAATACAAAGCCATCTATGACCAAGCAATCATTCAAAGATGAGTGCAATATTAATAACATAATGGCAAAATTCCAGAAAACAGGGGCTTTAAATCACTACGCAAAACACGCCCCAAACTACGGCGATGCAACTCACATTGAGTTAGCAGATGCCCTCAACGTCGTAGCCGACGCTGAATCAATGTTCGAAGAACTACCATCATCACTCCGCAAGAGATTTCAAAACTCGCCTGAACTCTTCCTCGAATTCGTAAACGATGAGAAAAATCTCGAAGAGATGAAGAAACTCGGCTTAGTAAAATCACCATCCCCTGCCAAGCCGCCCGTCAAGGTATCTGAGCGCAGCGATACACCCACAGACAAGGCAGAACCAGCAGGGAAGGCTAAAGCCGAACCAGAGGCCCCCTAGGGCCACTGAGGGGCAAGGACGCCCCGAAATTCAGGCAGGAAGAAATACTATATTTTCGCGTCCCCCGTCACGGACGAGGGGCAACCAGAAAATATAGAAAAAACACCAAAAAAACTACTACCAGCTAGGCTACTCCCCATTCTCAAGGGGGAAACAGGGGGTTAAAGCACATATACTATACTCGATGTATATGTGCGGAGTGACCACCGGGAACTCCAAGACAAATAAAACGCTTGCAAAGCGTAACACAAACAAATACACTATCAGTTCAATTACAAGAGAACACTAAACATGAAACATATAAACAGATTCATGAATACAGAACTAATAGAAAAAGAATTAAATCTGATCCAATCAGAAAGAAAAGCACTAAAATCAAAACAGGCCACACTCCGGGTTCAAGCATGGCGACTAAAAAAATTAATCGCCTCATTAAATCAAATCGAGATGCCAATATGAATAACTTCATCTTCTACATAATAGCTACATTCGCAATATTCTTCCTTACAGGCTACTATATGGGGGCTTCGTAATGAAAGAAGCTAACCTAATCTGGAACGAATATCATGCGCAGAAAATCAATGAGCAAAAAATCATCGAGAAGAAACTTCAAACGAGGAACACGAGTACACAAGAAAAACTACAGAACCGCACCAATGAGAGGCGGTGGCCGACTGTAACAAAAGAACAATTCAAAGAATACGCAAACTGGCTAAAAATAAACCGAGGGCTACGCTCATGCGCAGCACACGAAGCAGCGGCCCACTACTTAGGCTACAAATCCTATAACAGCTACTTAGCAGCTACACGATAATGCCATGCTATCATCCCTTAAAGGCTTATCAAGTCTCAGAACTCACAGCGAACAACAAGAACAAAATTGTATTCGCAAAATCCGCACCGCACAACACGATAGAAAAACTCCAATTACCGTGCGGTCAGTGTATAGGCTGCAAACTGGATCGCTCTCTATCGTGGGCTATCAGGTGCACCGAGGAAGCACAATTACATACTCAAAATTCTTTTATCACTCTAACATACAACAGCAAACACCTCCCCCACGATGGATCACTCACACCCTCACACTTCGTCAATTTCATCAAGAAATTACGGCACAATATCAAGCCGCGTCAAATCAGATATTATATGTGTGGGGAATATGGGGCGAAATTTACACGCCCTCATTATCATGCATGCCTGTTCGGGCTAGATTTCCCGGATAAGGAAATCCACGAAGAAAACGAAGGCATCCTACTATATACCAGCGTAATCCTCGAAGAAATCTGGGGCAGAGGATTTTGCACTATAGGAGAACTCAATTTCGAAACAGCGGCCTACACAGCCCGCTACATTGCCAAGAAGCAAAACGGCGATAAAGCCGAAGAACACTACACGACAACACACCCGCTTACAGGCGATATAATTCGCCTTCAAAGCGAATATAACACTATGAGCAGAAAACCCGGAATAGGTAAAGACTGGTACGACAAATATACCAGCGATATATACCCATCCGACTTTCTAATATACAAAGGTAAAACCAT